CTAGGCCACGCGCCTAGCTACTCACTGTGCTACTTGTAGCTCATCAGCATGACTCGCAGATCTTCGGCGAGTTCATTGGCTATGCTGCAGATGTTATCTCGTGTCTGCTGGTTCAGCCGCTCAGGAAGCATGATGTCGTTGCACATCTGCTTGATGGTGAGCGATGCAGTCTTCGTGCCCCACTTCGCCTTGAATTCTTCGATTGACATGTTGTATCCTTTCTCTTCGGGTCAATTACCCCACCGACCGGCACTCAAGTCGGTGGGTTGTCTGGCCCGTCGAGATCAGCTCTTCTGCGGAACCAGTGCCCGAAGCGCTTCGGGCAGAGCGTCGATGTTGATCTCGAGCTTCGGCTTCAGCTCGGCGACTCGTTTGTCGATCTCGACCTGAATGGCTTGCTTCGCCGCCGGATCACTCGTCATCGCCAGCAGAGTCCGCATCGCCTTCACCGACTCGTCGCCGCTTCCGCTCCGCGACCCGGGGTTTTTGGTCTCGTACTTCACCCCGCCGTTCAGCCGCTTGTCCTTCCTCAGCCAGTTGTTGACCAACCCCGGGATGTACTTCTTCAGCGCCGCATCGTCCGGGTTGGACTTGTGAGTGGTCTCACCGGTCTTGAACATCAGGAAGACCGCCTCGTGGACCGCTTCGAGCTGCGCTTTGTTCAGTTCGACCCGTCCCACGATGTCGCCATCGATCTGCGCCATCACCGCTTGGAAAACCGCTTCGCCCTGAGTCATTGTGTTGTTTCCTTTCGTTGCTGATGGTCTCATCAGTTGGAGCTCATTACTCCAAGACATCCACTCGTCTCTCAACCAGTGGATGTTTCGACCTTGATTCGGATTACTTCCTACTTCAGTTCGAAGGTGGCGAGGAGGTTGTATCTGTCGACGAACTCAGCATCGTACCGAGGGTCGGTGAACGGCTGAGCGAAGCAGGAAGACCAGTTGAAGAACGACTCGAGCGTGCCCTTGCATTGGTAGATGTAGATCATTTCAGTTTGTTCTCCTTTGTTGGTTGATAATCCAATCTAGTTTCAGATTTGGCCACCCGCTGGCCTCTAGGATTATGGAGGCCTCTAAGTTCGGAAGGGGTACTCGCCGCCCAAACTCTCTGATGGGACCACTTTTATATAGGGTCCACTTATAAGCTACAATCTATAGATGGACTCCTATCTCCATACACAGGAATTTCTATATCTCCTATGGAGCCTCAAGCTCATTCCTAGCGCCTGCTACCGTACAAGCGTCAACATAGCCATGCATAGGATGTTTAATGAGCCAGTATAATGGATTGATGGGACAGATCCACAAGGTTAATATGATAAACGCATTGTTCGCTCTGCGACTCATGTCCTTCTTAACATTTGCTCGTATCAAAACAGGCACCACTTAATGGACCCAATTAAATGTTACACAATGTATGGCAAGCTGTTCATGCTTCTATTTAAGTTGCAGCTCTCTAGAGGACCCTGCTTTAATGTCGCCGGCTTCGCCCTCTATAACCACTATGCCTGAGTTGCCTATTAGGTTCATCAAGTACCGGTACATAGATCGGTACTAGTACAGAGAAAAATGGCCACTATTTATCCCACACGTCCGGACCTAGATAGCAGAGAGTGCACGCACAGATTCCTCAGTGTTATTTATCGTTTGTCACTTTGTTCCGCGCAGAGCTTTGTTGCGGGCACCTTCTTCAGTATGTGATTTTGAAATGTCACCTAAAGAGAATGGACAGGTTTCTTTGAGATTCTTGAAGGTGTTGGTGCGCCTTGGCTTAGCAAAGGAAGAGACTAAGAGAATGATCGTATGGAAACACTTTCTTCTTGGAGCTTGGAACGATGAACCCTGATAGGCGACCGCTGGGAGAGAAACACCCAGGAACATTCCACTTATTTAAGATACTTAGACTACTTAACAAGTTGGGTCTTAGTACGGATAAGTCAACCGTGCACGGACGCACAATACTATATCGCCAAATAAGGACACTAGTTCAATGAACCTCGTCGAGAAGAAAAGAGTTGCACTTAATTTTCTTTACGTCTTGTACAAGCTTGAACTCATTAGTAGTGAGCATACATTTGACATGGCACTTAATAAAGTCTTCATTATGCGTGATTATTCCACCCATGGATAAGTTTGAGCCATGCAAGGTACGATTGTTATTCTTGGCGCGCATTCGTCAGCTTGGTCTTATAAGTTTTAATATGTACCATATAGCGGGCACTAAATGTGTTAATCTCTATTACAACCCACTGACATGATCCCATACGACTACAATATTATCGTTAGGTATTTTTATTCTTTGATCATAACAATGGGTCGATTGGAGCTTATTCATTCGTACCCGTTTCAAAAGAAGGTTCCAAGTGTCGATGAGCTACACGACGCGCTAACGAGCTACAAATAACCACTAACATGATTCCATACGACTACGATATTATTGTTGGGTTTTATCGATCTCTGATCTGGACAATGCGTCAATTGAAGCTTGTCAGCAAGAGCGGAGCTTACAAGATGGACCTATCTAATGGTGAGCTGCATGAGCGCCTTATGAGGTACAAGTGAGACACCCGTCATATTGGGAGGCCGATACGCATGAGTATGTGGATATGTTTTACTTCTCTCTTGTCGCTGTGATGTTAAAGTTGAAGCTGATCAAAACTGACCCTCATGAACCATATACATCTTCTATAGATATATATGACCGGCTCATGGAGTACAAGAAATGAATAGGAATACTTATCGCGCGAGTCGGCACGTCCGATTAGGCGTGCCCGACGAGCATGCGTATAACCTCTTTTTGAGCTTCGAAGAGATATGCTGCCGCATTGGCTTGTGGGACAACAGTGTGGGCTGGAAGGAGATCAATAGCGCCTTTTTTAGGCTTACAAAAGGCATAAAGGACAAGCATATCCAGAGGAAGCGTGAAGTGCAAAAGCTCGTACAGCAGGATAGGACTCCATATGCAAGTGGCGAGTAATTTTGGGCACCAGTGAGAAACACGAAGCGACGTGAAGCCGCGTGGGTACTGGTAGGCCGCCATGATCGCCAACTATGGAATACACTAGTTAATCAACATACAGGGGCCACGGCCAATTTAGGGTGCTTTCTAGAAACACTGGTACTACTGGGACTATGGCAAAGAAAGGAACTTGAGGAGTATATGGCAGATGGCTAGACCAACTCCCCAAAGACCTGTACCTTATGAGGTGAAACAGAGCTTAGTTGATTTTTTCTGGACACTAGGCAAACTGCATCTAACCACGCAATTCCATTGGGTGGAATATAGCCAAGTGATTCATTTCTGTAAACGAAATTATCGTTTTTAAAAAGTGACGAGTCATGAATCGACCAGACGCAGATGCAAATGTAATCTACTTCTTAAGGGCGCTCAAGAAACTTGGGCTTCTCTCCCACAATACTTATATCTATCTTGGTGAATACTTAATAGTTAATGGAAAGAATAAGAAGGATGCTTGGAGGAAAGCAAATTGGAAGGAATTTCTGAAGAGTGGCTAGTGGAATACAAGAGGCTATTTAACCGCTTTGGTCGCACAGTAAGGCGACTTGAACTCTGTGGTACTTCATCTTATTGGTGGCTTGAAAGCGAAGTATCCGCTAGAGTACAAAGACTCCGAGGCCAACATACATCTGTAGGAAGGGGATTTAGATGGTAAATTTCCTAAAACACGATATGGCCGCAGGAGTGTTGCTTGGGGCCTATCAAGAAGTTTCTCTGGAAGAGAAAATACAAAAATAAAATAGCTAAGTGTATTCATTCTGTACGGTTATTACAAACCTTGGCGAAGCTCGAGTTGTATCGACCGGCACCGGGCGAACAAATGACATTATTGGCAAGAGTAATCTTGCATAATGAAGTCGCGGATGCATTTCGACTTTTATCTAAGCTAGAATAGTTACATAGTCCGGGGCGTACGATGGTACCAATTTATGAGTAACTACTTACCAAAACCTCTATCGATTCGACAGAGTTACTATCTTATAAAGATCTTGACAGCGCTATATAGTCTGAAACTTATTCCTGAGGCTGTCTTTGCTGATACAGCGGTCTATTTTGACGGACTTGCCAAGGAACGTTATGGATACAATTGGGAACATCTGCCACTCGAATGGTTTACCGTATGATCACAAAGTCTGAGGGATATAAGGCCTCATTTCGTTTTTTTAAAGTGATCGGCAAGCTCAAACTTGTTGAGCAAAAGCGAATTAACCTCGATTTGTGGCGTCTGATTCGTAACTCATTAAAGAGGAACTCCGAATGGATAGACCTTCTGCATGGAAAGTGAAATACGCCACTTTTGACTTTTTCTTGTTTCTCACGAAGATTGGGCTGACAACAGTCCAACTTCCGCAGGCCACAGTTTCAAATTTTATTCGTCGACATAGGTCTAGGTACGATACATCGAAGCCGCATTATAGCGACGACTTGATATAATAGTAGAGTAGTTATCAAGCCGGACTTCGAATGAATCTTCAGCCCGACACAATAAACCCCCAAAAACTAAAGGAGGACTTGCACTGTCGTAAGTGGTTGTATTTCTCTACGTAAAGGAGTTTACCTTGGAACTAAAATATACAGGCGAGCCAGACATGATGACACAAAAAATCAGATCAACACTTTACCTCCTGATGTTTATTGAGAATAAAATCACTACACAAGTCCGCTATCAAGATTTTGAGGGGAATGACGGCTTTTCTAAGTACATGAATCTTTATCTAAAGTAGTACAATAGAAATGTGACTGATACCGAGAGCTATCGAATAGACGTAGAAAATTCTTTCATGTACTTCCTTCTCCTCCTAGAAAAGTTGCACCTATCAGAACAAGTTTCGTCACTTCACTTTCGCTCAGATACCATTTTGGTTGGCTTTGTGTATCGCAACTGGCGCCATGTACCTAAGTTAAAGGGCGTTTTAGTCCTCTGATAGGACTTCTTCCATTTCTATCCTGAAGAGTTCATCTGCTGCGGCTTCTTCATACTTATCAAAGATCTCTTCTTCAGACATCTCAGGGTGAATCTGTAGATAGTCCATACAGTTAGTTTTTCGTCCATTAACTTGTTTATTCCCAAGTGGACATCGCTTACAGATAGCTGGATTGGCGAAACCTTCACAATCTCCATGCCTATCAATGATTTCTTGCAAGATTTCGACTTTGTCTTCAACCATATAGTCATTATACAGGCTAAGTCCTAGTCAAGCCTGATGTATAATTTAAGTCATGGCGCAAGACAAACCGACACAAGTTTATCCAACAGTAACCTCAACTAGCACTCCTTCTCCAATGCCTCCGCTTATCCCGGACCCCAGCATCTTTGGAGCAAGTTTTGATCAACTTCTCACAAATCGGGGAATTCGGATGCTTCACTCAAAAGCGGCGCCATGTCCGAATATCCAAACCGTGGATGATAACGCCCATCAGCCCAATTGTCCGTTCTGTGACAACAACGGGTTTATCCACTATGACGAAAAAGAAATCTGGGCTACCTTTGGAGGTAACTCTATTCAGAAAACTTTCGAAGCCCATGGAGTCTGGGAAATCGGTATGGCCACTGTTACCGCTCCTACTGAATATCCAGACGGAACTGAAGCTGACTTTAATACTTATGACCGTCTTAGAATCCCGGATTTCACAGTACGACTCTGGGAATTGAAAGAATATGAGCCCAGGCCTGAAAATAAGCAGAGCCTGCGATATCCAATTCAGAAAGTAGACTTTGCTTCAGCTATCGTTGATGGAGAGCAGGTCTTTTATGTAGCGGGTACTGACTTTAATATTGACAGCGATGGCGACATTGTGTGGGTAGAAGGAAAACAGCCTAGTTATGATTTAGCTACTGGACACGGCACCCCAATCACCTGGGTCTTCTATGCAGAGCCTGTATATTATGTAGTTCAAACACTTAGAGAATTAAGAATTACACAAGAGCTGACCCAAGGTGAAAAGGTTGCTAGACGCCTGCCACAGAGCATTCTTGTCAAGCGAGACTTCCTCCCAGGTAGAGCAGAAACAATCGTAAATCCTTAAGGTATTGATAATTGTTAGCTTACATTTTAAGTTATAATGTACTCACAGACACTCTTAACGGGGACTAATTATGCCGGTTGCTGCCTCACGTAAACAATATAGGATGATGATGGCAATTCTCCACGGCAAAGGTGGATCTGGAGCCGATCATCCCCGTGGTCGCCCGCCTGCTTCTATTGCCGCCAAATACTCTGATCCTGGTAAAGACGCCCCTGAGTCTAAGAATAATGACCGTGGCGGTAGTTGGACCGAGCATCACCACAAGCGCCACCACGAGAAAGAAGCCAAGAAGAAAAAGAAAGACCTAAAGAAAAGCTTTGAGGAGTTCTATAAGAACCGCAATCACTTTGCCGCTACACTTGTCATGGATAATATGGGCAAGATTCTCCTTGGCACACATCGTAAGGGCGGACTAGCTTTTCCCGGTGGCCACGTTGAGCCCAATGAATCTATGGAAGATGCTGCACTCCGTGAGATGCATGAAGAGTGCGGAGCAACTGGACGCCTAGCTGATAAAATTTGGTCAGGCACCGTTGAAGGCAATCAGGGGACTGTATATTTGGCAGAGATTGCTCATGGCTCTCCTAAGAATACTGATGAGATTAAGACATGGAAGTGGCATGATATCGACCAGATCCCGTGGGACAAGCTACGTGGCTGTTGCACTGCACCACTGAAAGAATTTATTGGAAAGCGCTTCGGCAAATCCCTCAAGGGGATGGTTGCACTAGAAACGCTAGAGAAGAACATTATTCGCCAGCGCGGAGATGCTGTCCTTGAAGTTACTCATGGGGATGCTCTCAAGCTTGTTGGTACCGGACTGTTTCGTCACTTAAAGAGCGCTGTCAGTGATATGACAGACGAGTCATTTAAAGAGATTAACTTCGATACTTATAAGATCAGCATTCGCAAGCACATGAATGATGTCTATTCTGGCCGTGTCTCCGATGGCCATAAGGTTGTCTATCAGTGGACTAATAAGTCTCTCCCTGAAGTAACCGCCGCATTGATGTCTGTTTTCGAGTGGTATCTTCCTGAAGATGCTAATGTCCTCGACATCGTTGCGGATCAAGGCATTGCTGACGACGCGATTCATGGTGGATTACACAATCTAGTTGATAACTACAAGCGTCACAATCTTGGTGAGATCTATCAAGAGATGGAGACTATTCGCGAACAAGTTCGGAATGGTGTTGCAGTAGATCTACAGCAAGTTGAAGCAAAGATTCTAAAACTGTTTGATCGTCTAGAAGAAGCCACACACGAGCTTGCCGGAGCGCACAATAAGCTTGCGCAGGAAGTTGGCCGAGACATGGATGAGCTCGAAGCAAAATTGCGAGAGCTGCAAGCGAAGCTCGATGAGCCTCGTAAACCTAAGACAGTTGAAGCATTCTCTGCCAATCCCGCTGACAGCAATAAGGTTCATGACAGATTGTATTCGTACCTTACAAAGCCGCGAGTGGAAATTTCACCAAACGGGAAAATTACTATTTCTTTTGGGAATGATTGGGAAGATCTCGAGCGAACTAACTTTCTTGATGACATGCGGGCACGTGTGATTGCGAGGAAGTAACGTGGTCAATGTATTTTTTGAATTAGGTCGCCTGCGCACTCATCTCGTTAGCAAGGGCGTAGATGAAGCCACTATTGAAGAAATAGTTTCAAGAGCAAGTGGAGAAATTAACACTATTGCTCATGCCCGAGGCGAAGAGGCGGTTGATGAGGCTGTACAGATCGGCGCTCAACAAGAGAGTGCTGACTTCATTAACCAACTTCGCTTAGATACTATTAATTTTGAAGTGAAGACTGAAAGTGGACAACTAAGTTTTACGGAACCTCCCCGGCCCATGCTCCCCTTTCTCTTGAAGAATGCTAAGCTTAATAAAGATGGCAGTGGTGTTCATAAAGTCATCCCCGTAGGCAAGTCAGGAAACAAGCCATCATTTGCAAAGAATATCTATGATGAGCAGCGTCGCATATCTGCTGAGCGTATCGAAGCGGCTAAGAGTCGGGCCAGAGCTATTGCTCCTGCTGGGTCCCAGATTTTCAGAACAGCCTCTAGTAAACAGAACCCTATGACTCAGTGGGTACAACCAGCTAAAGAGAAAGACTTCACAGAAGATGTAAGAACTATCAACGAAAGCCTAAAGAATTCTCTTGATGACTCTATCCGTGAGATAATTAACAATTATATGGATCTCTTCTAATGTCATTCACTCTTCCAGAAGTAGCCATCAGGCGAGTTATCAACGACAGCTTTAAGAAGCTGCGCGCCAATAAACCTGCATTCGTGGACATCTTTGCAGACTTTGCTAAAGATGAACTTGCTGATGAATATGGCGATGCCTACATTGAAGAGATCTGGACCTGGTTCACCACTACGAAAATTCCTGTAATTCAGAGTTGGTCTTTTAATGCTCAGAAGATTCCCTGTGTTTCTGTGCACCTAGCTAACGAACAGGAAGATGAGAATAAGCTTGCATTTGATGACTTTGGCGGCAATTTTGACAATATGGCTGAGACTGGAACTGCGGCCTTTTCGGTAATGCTGGATATTGGAGTTCACGCTAATAGAGGTGGTGACCACGTTCTATGGCTATATTACATTTTGGCCTATGTACTGTTTAAATACAAGCCCACTCTAGTCCGATTTGGCTTAGAGATGGGTACCTTTAGTGCGTCTGACTATAGTAAGGATGCTGAGAAGATGGGCAACAACATTTGGACCCGCTGGGTTCGTTATCGCTGCACTACTCAAAATGATTGGGCTGCCGATGAACTACAAGAAGTTGACATGGAAGTTGGTGTAAAGGCTAGTAGAATAGGTGATACTGAAGGAGTTGACGATGTCGAAATCTAAGAAAATTAAGGAAGAGCCCATGCCTATCGTAGAATCTGTGCCAACTGTAGACTTTAATGTTTGGTTTGCGATGCGTGAGAAGAAGATCCCTGCTCAACACTTACGTGAGATTATCTGGGCAGACTTTCAAGGTCGAGGCCTCTCTAAGAAAGAGACAGTAGTTGCCTATGATGCAGCCCTTGCTGAGTACGGCGTTAAGTTAAAATAGTCAAAAATCTTGCGACTTACCCATTAACACAATTTGAGTTAATCTCCTTAACTCAACCATATGCTGCTGATATAATCGGAATCAAAGGTTATACCTATAGTGTAGGATAACTAAAGATTTTGCTTGGATAAGCAGTTATAATAGGTTTTAGACTTAAGGAGAACATAACATGGCTATTTCCGTATCATTCAATGGCAGTACTATCTATAAACCTGGTTCATACTCGAAGCGCCAGATCGACCTTGGCGGAGGTTTTCCTCTTAGTCCTACTGGGCTAATTGCTCTTTTCGGTGAAGCATCCGCTGGAGCTCCCGGCTCAGATGTACCCAATATTCAGAACAACGTATTTACGCCTGATCAGATGCCTGCGATCAAGCAGCTTTATCGCAGTGGTCCAATTGTAGACGCATGCAACTTCCTATTTGCACCCGGTGCTGATGGCGCAATTCCAAGCGGCGCACAGGCAATCTACATCTACAAGACTAACGCGTCGACCCAGGCAACTCTTGCTCTCGCAAACTCCTGGGGAAGCGTCGATGCCCGAGAATTTGGCGCTGGCGGAAACCGCGATATCTTCGGCGTGGCCTTAGTTCCTTCTTCACAGGCACAGACTGCGTCAGCATCAACCTTCGATCTAACTGGTGGCGCTCTTGACACTAAGACTCTTACCCTTACAATTCAGGGTTCAAGTACTGTAAACACCTTTACCGTTCCTGCAAGCACAACGACTCGGGCACTTCTTACGACTGCACTAGCAGCTGGCGGCAACTGGTCAGGCGGTGTTCCTTCTGGTGTAACATTTACCGTTGGCGGCGCAACTGATGCGGCAGCGACCCTATCGATTGTTCGGTCGGCTGCCAGCAATCCTCACCGTGAAGGTTTTGGTCGTAACTTCGAACTAACCGCAGGTTCTCTACTCGGCCTCGGCGCTGGCACAGTTAAAATCAGTGCCGGTCTAGTTGTTGCTGGTTCTGAGGATATGGCTATCCTAACCGTACAGAATACTCGCGATCTCATCACAGAGACTTCAACTGTCGGCGGCAATATTGTCCTAAAGGTTGGTCGGCTCGGTGGCACTACACCTCAAGTTGTTATCGACGCCACGCAGATCAAACTAATGAACAACGCTGTTGCTGAATACACCCTTAATAAGGCTGACTTCGATACTGTTCAGCAAGTAGCGGATTTTATCACTGCAAGTACTGGCGGCAACTGGATGGCACTTGTTTCAAGCGTGCTTCATGGGCAGCTAAATCCTAGCGTACTTGACCAGGTCACTGTCGGTGCATGGGCAACTGCTCTAGACTCAACTCATCTTCCTGCGCAGATCAAGAAGGATGCGTCTGAAGTAGTAGATTTCTTTGCAGCTTCTGCAAGTGTAAGTCTAACTGCAGGCGCGAATGCTGACTGTGGTCTACCTGATGCTCTTACTAATACGTATCTTGCTGGTGGTGCACTTGGCGCAACACTAACTGCAGATGTCGTTAATGCGCTCACGGTCTTCCAGAAGGTTCGCGTGAACGCCGTTGTTCCTCTATTCTCACGAGATGCAACCGATGATTTTGCAGATCAGCTAACCGATACAGGCTCTACCTATACCATTGCCGGTGTTCACCAGGCTGTTAAGACTCACTGCAGTCTAATGCGTACTACAAAGGCCCGCAGCGAACGTCAGGGCTACCTATCAGTCAAGGATACCTTCGATGCTTGCAAGGCTGCATCACAGACTCTCGCTGACGCGAGCCAGCAGCTCCTAATTCAGGACATCAAGCAGAATGACTCTGATGGCAACATCAAGTGGTTCCAGCCTTGGGCGCTAGCATGTCTAGTAGCCGGTGCCCGCGGTGGTTCACCTGTTGGTCTACCTATGACCAACAAGTACCTCAACTGCTCAGGTATCCGTCAGACTGCTCAGGCTATGAGCACTGCTGATGAGGATATCGTCGAAGACTTCGATCCTGATACACAGTATGAAGATGCAATTCGGAATGGTCTAACCTTCATGGAGCATCCTCAGTCAGGCGGTTTCCGTGTTGTCGTAGATAATACTACTTACGGCCGCGACGGTAACTGGGTCTACAACCGCGCTCACGTTCTATACGCAGCAGACGTTCTCGAGTACGATTTCCGTACGCAGCTACAGAACATCTACGTTGGCGTCAAGAACACTGTGTCTGCTGCTGAAATCGCACAGACCTGCGAGTCTATCCTTGGAACTTACCTCGCACAGGGTCTAACAGTTTCGACCTCAGATGCTAAGCAGGGGTTCAAGCAGCTAGTCGTTCAGCTAAACGGTAACACTGTTAACGTAAACGTCACTGTGAAACTCGTTGAAGGTATCGACTTCGTGTTGAGCACCGTCAACCTACAGCGTGCGTCAGGTACCGCGGCGTAATCAAACTTAAAATGTGAAATGTAAGAGCCCTCTACTGGAAACAGTAGAGGGTTTTTATTTATTAGCTAGCGGACTTATAATAACTAAAATCTTTTGCTGTTTTTCGACGATGACAATTAGCACAAAGAATCTGGCACTTGTTGATCTCTTCTAAGATTCGTTCCCAACTAAAAACCTTCACAATTCCTACTGATATAGAAAAGTCTTTTTGAGAAGGATCTATATGGTCAAATTCTAAAACTACTGGATCGGCTTCTCCACATATAAGGCAATTCCTACAACTTAAAAAGTCTAACATTTTCTTTCTAAGCTCGAGTCGTCTTAATTTTCTATTTTGATTATTCCCGGTGTTTCGTTTACTAACTCTTTCTTTATTAAGAGTTTTACCGTATAAACTATCGCAAGTTTTACATTGAGCCTTTAAAAGTTTCTTAGAAATAGACTTCCAACTAAAGCAAGATTCTTCTTGTGGATTATTGCACTTAGAACAAGTTTTCATATTTATAAGTTATACTAAATGGAAGGGGTTGGTTTCGAACCAACTGCCTGTAGTATTTCAAGCTACCGCTCTACCAATTGAGCTACCCTTCCGTGTAGTCAGGAAGAGACTCGAACTCTTACACCTTTCGGTAATAGGGTCTAAACCTATCGCGGCTGCCAATTACGCCACCTGACTCCAAATTATCTAGATGGGTGGGATCGAACCACCGACCTCCCAGTTCCAAACTGGGCCGTCTACCGCTGACTTACATCTAGGCAAGGTTGCAACTATATTGAGTTGGCCTGCTTAGCAGGCAATAGTGCGTTTTCCCCGAAGGGGAAGAGGTTAAAGCCTAGTTGTGGAAGAAGTTTTTCCATTTGCGACTTTCCTTAAACGCATCCCCATTATACACCGATATTTAGGATTAAGGGTGTTTAATGATATGATTTAGTTAATCCACTTAGGTGGAGTTAAATTCAAGGTAGCCAGAACCGAACTGGCAGGAGAAATTTTATGGCAAGTAAAGTACCATCATTCATTACGGGCGCGACGGCAAAGATTAAGGCTGGCGGCCTCACCTTCGCGTATGCACAGGATGTTTCGTATCGAGTAAACGTAGATACCATCCCCGTCGAGACGATGGGTCGGTATGAAGTTGTAAGCAATGAGCCGGTTAATTATGGCGTAAGTGGCGAGCTCGCGATTGTTCGTTATACGGCTATTGCAAAGAATAACAACATGCCTGGCACGAACGCAGGCGGCAACGGCCTAGGTAAAGCAAACTGGGTTACTGGCGGTAAGGGCTCAGATCAATTTGACCCTGGTAACTTAATTACTTCACAAACTTGGGATCTTGCGGTATTTCAGAAGACTGTAGGCGGAGTTGATGGTGCCGTTGACGCTTCAATTGGTACAGTTATCACTATTACTGACTGTCGATTTACTACGAAGGGCGCTGGTCTAAACAAGCGTGGCATTCTAGTTGATCGCATGTCTTTTGTTGGCATTCTAGCAAGCGACGACAGTTTCACGGCAAGTAACTCTGGCGATACTGACCTACAAGCTTAATTAGTTTAGTTGTTCGGGATGAGAGAAGGTCAACTGTACAAGTTGACCTTTTTTCTTTTATAATGGAACTATATGGCAGGCACTAAACCAACCTTTATTACTGGAGCAACCGCTAAGATTCGTCTAAACGGGAAGACATTGGCCTTCTGTCAGAACTTTACCTGTTCGGTTCAAGTCCTAACGAAAATACCGAAAGTGTTAGGAAAATACGAGGGAGATTCAGTAGAGCCTCTTGGCTATATGGTCTCTGGTAGTTTTACAGTTGTTCGATATGCTAAAGGTGTTAAGCAATCTCTTGGTGATGGACACTACCCTAATGGACTCGCAGAAAATGATGCGGGTAATGGTGTTGGCAACTGGGGAACAATGTGGGGTGGAAAAGCCGGAGACATCTTATCTCGCAATGGTGTAGGTAACGACGGTAGAGCTCACGAAGCCCTAGATCCAAGTAAATTTAGCACTGGGACGACATTTGATATTCAGGTCTATCAGAAGGTGCCATCTGGCGCGAGCGTATTGTCATCAGGAAGCGTGATTCGAAATGTGACTGACGTGTTAGCTGGCAGTCAACTTAACGAACAAGGATTTGCTAATCCTGGCAGTACGTCTAATGTAGACTTTTTAGGAGTTTTGAACATTCGAAAGGCACGCATTACACAGGCCGACTTTAGTATTGAAAAGAAGTCACCAGGAGTAGAACGATTTAATTTCGTAGCGCTGTATGTTGACGGCGACGGCTTTGTTGCTAACGCGAGCGGAGCATAATGCCCACAGGATTTAACAATGTTCCTGACTTTGGTCAGCAACTAACAGATAACATTCTTGGGGGAAACCTCAGTGGAATTATTTCCACGCGCCCAAGCGCCAAATACATGAGTGGCGCTCGGACTGTTCTACGAATAAACGGCAAGCCCGTTGGCTTTGCTTTCGGCGTCTCGTGGCGCATTGATACAGCATTTACAGAAGTCAATGCAATTGACAATCCCCTTCCCGAGGAATTGGTCCCTAAAGCAATTAAGGTCTCTGGCAGCATTTCTGCACTTCATATTCCTGGTCAGGGCGCTGGCGCACAACTATGGCAACCTGACATACTAAGTTTTTTATTTCATCAATACTTGACAATTGAAGTAAGAGACTCAGTTACAAATCAACTACTCTTCTATGCTTCTAAGGCAGTTATTACTAGCCGTCAAGAAGACATCAAAGTAGATGACCTTGCTCAAGTTAGTCTAAGTTTTATGGCTATTGGCTTTAAAGATGAGAAAACCCCTGAAATACCTAGTGACGCCACAACAAGCGCCAAAGAAAACAGTTCCGGCGACCTTAATACAAACCCTAAGAGCGTAATTAATGGTAGTTCTGGCTTAACCTCAAGTCTAACGTAAGTATAATCTCTTCAGCATAGCCTTGGAGAAAACATGGATTTACCTAATACGCAGTCTGTATTCGATTTTGATTTTACTAGTGACCTAGGAAAGAAGTTTGATGGACAGTTTACAGTGAACTGTCTACTCAACATGCGGCAGAAGCACCTTCTAGAACTTGAAAAGACTCGCCTTCTAGGCAACTATCCTAATCCAACTGATGAACTTGCGGGTATTGCCGTCATTCTTGCTAACCTTCGGAGCCGGATTGTTAATGGGCCTTCTTGGTGGGAACAGAGCGATGGCGGATATAATCTAACTGACGTTGATGTGCTCACTGCACTTTACAATAAGGTTATTGCTGCGGAGGCCGAATGGCGGACCAAGCTAAAAGAGAAGACCAAAAAGCTTCAGGAACCGGCTCCGGAGAGCAAAGCTTCGTAGAATGCATTAAAGCTATAGCGGCTTACAACGCTAGAGCAGAACTTGATACTGAGCACCAGATGACTCTTTTTTTAAAGAGTTGGTGGTCTAATCATTACAATCGTCCTCTTAAAGATCCACTTCTCGAGAGCTATTCGCTCGAAGAGCTGTTGTATGAATTTTACGACAAGATTGAGCGCAATAAGGCCTCTGAAGAGCGCGTTGCCAAAGAAACTGATAAAATGGAAGAAGCCAAGGAAAAAGAGGTACTTGATTGGGCTGAACAGGAAGAGAAGAAGGAACTGGAAGAAATGAAGCAAGCGGCTGCTAAGGCCGCAGCAGATCCGACAACCGATCCTAAGAATCTCAAGTGGATGAATGAGCAGCTTGAAAAGTACAAAGAAGTCTATGGTGAGTCCTTTGGCGAAGATATTGACGAATCGTTTGAAGAGGAATAAGCGTGGCTGTTAATCGAAAAGAACTTTTGCCTGAGATTCCTTGGCCTACAGTAGATAAGCCACGAACCAGGGGCGTTAATACTCTTGAAGGTGATGATGACTTCGGATTAGCCGATCTTGGTCGCTTACAGCAGCAGTATGCTCATGAACCTGCTGTGTATCGCGAGATGAAGCACCGTTACGGTCAAGCTCGTACCAGCGAAGCGGCAGTTAATTCTATGAAAAAGGAGCATCGCGAACTTCCGCTTTTTCAAGCACACCTTTTAGAAGCTCAACGAACTGCAGCTAAACTTGAACCTCGCATGGCTCTCTATAAAGCGTCTTCGCGCGAACGAGTCAATGAACAAGCGGTCAATGTTATTGGACGCGAATATTCTGAACGTGCCATCAATTCTTGGGTGAATAGTCGCAGCGATAATCTTGAGGCTCAAGTTAGTGGAGCAAGCGCTGCATGGCAAGGTTATGGTGCCTTAAGTCAGCAACGAAGCAATATCTTAAATCAAATGCAAGGTCTGCGCCATGAGTCAATGGAAGCTGCCAGTACTTACATCGCGGGCAAGGGTATTAGAGCTGGCGGTGTTAACCTACAATCGGAAGCAGTCCTACAAGGCAATGCAGCTCAGATGAAGGATTTGGCTCAACAGCTAATTCCTATCACCGTAGCTATGCAGCAACTTAAACAACAAGGTCAAGATCCTGCTAGTCGTCAGCGTGAACTAATCGGCATCGGTGAAAAGGCTGCTGGTGTATTGGGTCACAATCAACTAGAAGCTGAGATGAAATCAGGAAAGGGTCTCGGTGCCCTTAGTCCTGCGGATCTTAAGAAGAAAGAAGCAGAAGCAGCTGAAAAACTCGTTAAAGCGCTCGATGAACTTCGTAACTCAGCTGGAAAGACAAAGGAAGAATTAGAGGGTCTCCAAAAGAACGCAGAAGAGGCGGCAGAGGAATTTAAGGAAGTTTCCGAGGCAAGGGGCATGGATGGCGATGGTGGAGGCCGTAAATTTGAAACTGCGAAAGTTGTTGCTGGCGCTGTTATGGAATCATTGGCGGCCATGACTACTGGTTATTCAAACGTCATGATTAATCAACCACTGCAGATGGTTTCTAATGCCACAGGTGCCGCAAACATTGAAAACGAAAAATACAACATGTGGCATCAGGCTATTGCTGGAGACATGACCGCTCGCATGACATTAGGTGCCTGGGATACTGGTAACGCTTTTGGCAATGAACTTGCAGATCGTCAAAATTTTGTACATCGTGCAAAAGAAGTTAATGCCGGAATTGGAGCAGGAGTTGGTGTTCTTCAAATGGGGTTTGCGGTTGGCGGTACTGGTGGCACTGTAGTAGGCAATAATGCTGTTACTAATTTCGCTCAAGGTGCTCAAACTTTTATTGGTAGTACAGTTTCTGGAATTCAAGAAGAAGCAGCCAGGCAGCGTCAGACTGAAATGGGAGCTTTGCGAATTCAGGGAACGCATGCCATGGTGAATGCGTCCAAGGCAATGAACTATATTCCTGGTCAGCAATTTCAAAAATATCGTGATTATGTAGTAGGACTTAATGCTACTGCAACTGAAATGGGTGGATCCGTTGGCGAAGCATTCTTAAATGAGACCTCTGGCACAGATTTTATGCAGAAGATGTATGATAAAGGAGTTGGACTCAAAGAGATGGGAGCTCTTTCTGCTCAGGGTGCGCTGGGCATGGGATCTATGTTTAAATCAAGCCAAGTTCTAGAAGCTGTAGGTCTTGAAAATTCAGGGTTCGGGTCGGCTGCTAATAACATGCGTAGAATGGCGACATTGGGCGCATCTGGCACAGGTGATCCTGGTCAGAATTTGTCAAAAATCATCGAAGAAGGAATGCAGCGAGGTCTTAATAGTAGTAAGGCTATTGACATGATTGTTGAGAATACTGCGCGAGCAACAGAAGAAAGTGTTAAATTAGGTTATAAGGCTGACCCTACTGAGTTTTTAACTAAAACTATTCTTGGTGCCATCGATAGAAGTAATCCTAATAAAGAACTAGCAGGACAGATTGCACAAGAAACATATCGAACTGGTGAAGCTGCTCGTAGTAATATTTCAGCTAGCTTCCCTGGCATGATCAATGTTGCTAGAGTTACAAGAGCAGCTGGTCTAGAATTTGATCAAGCAACTGGCCTCATGATGACTCAAATGGACACTAAGGCGTTAAATGCGCACGCCGAGGACACTAAAGAAGAATTTAAGGCATTTTTAGAGCAACGCGGTTGGCGACGCAGCACAATTGAGGGATTAGGTGCACGCCTCGATGATCCTAAAAGTTTTATCCAGGGGATTAACGAAGCTAAAGCTGTTTCTGAATTAAGTCAAACAAGCGGACTTAGCTTGGTGAGTGGATTACCGGGAGAGCTGGTTCAGCAAATCAAGAAATACAAAGATAGACCAGAAATACTTGAACAAATTGCATCCCTTAAAGATCCTAATGCATTACCCGCCGAATTACGCGATCTGCGGGCGCCTATTGCGCTAGCTCTTTCCACGGCCAATCAAAATCCTGATGCCGTTCTTAGGAGCGTAATTACTCAGATAGTTGGCCCTAATTGGCAGCCCAAAGAAACCAACAATACTATTGCCCAAGAAGCTGCAAAAAACAAGAGTCACGCGGAAGGTCAAGTAGAAGCCCGCGGCGGGAAGACAGCCGAAGTCGGTCAGGCTTTGACAGCGGGCAAGTACTTTGGTGCCAGTGGAACTAGTGGAGCAAATGCTATTGAAAGTTTAGCTAACTCACTTCGTAACGCTCTTAAAAAAGCAGGCACAGATGCTGAAGAGAAATGGACGACTGCGGCAGGTGAGTCAGCTGCAAGTTTTGGTGCATCTGCAAAAAGTCTAAATCATGCTTCGGGTCAACTAGATGCAGCTGCAAAAGTTTTATTAGAAGGAAGTGGGGCCATGAACGCTGCTTCTAACATTTTTAAACAATGGGTAGAAAAGATAACTGTGGCAACTGAACCTGGCGTAAAAGAGTTGAAAAGGTTTAAGCGGAGCAAAAAATAATGGCACTCATTAGAACTCCACATGCTGCTGTTATTGTTTGGAATTACGATGACCGTATGACCGTTAAGGGCGCGCAGCGTTCGAGTTCTTTTAGTAAGGGATTCTTTAACCTTGATAATAAAGTAAATGAGGTTATTATTAGTACTGTTTCGCTTGTGTCCATAACGACTAATAAGTCAAAAGGTGATCCAGTTGGAACCTTTAATTTTACTTTGGCGCCGACCCGAAATTGGGTTGCAACACTAACTCCCGGAAGTTGGTGCGCTATCCTGATGTCTAATGAACCGCTTGATGCATCTTCATTTGAGCATGCTAAACCTAATCAGGTAAAGATGTTTGGCCGCATTGAAACAGTGCGAGTTAATGTTTCTGTAAACGATGAAGCAGCTAGATCGACTTCTTATGTTGTATCTGGTCAGGATTGGGGTTCAATTTTTAGAAATCTAATCTACTCTGACCCAATTGTTCAAGACCCTTCGGACGAGAAGGGCGTTCAGGCTAATGCCTACTATCAACAATGGCAGCAAAATGTCTTTTCTGACAACAACGATACTCTTGTTTCTGGCGTGCCCAACAACATTCAGACAATTTTGTCTATTATGGGTGGCGCGTTTAAGTTACCTGAAACTGGACGTTTAGCCAAAGCAACTCATGAAATATCTTTACCTCAAGAGCTTTGTGAATATTTTGGATTTGTGGATGCAGAAGGAAACGCTATTAGTTCTGTAAAGTTCACAGACTTCCTTGCTTTTATCTGGGGACCTCTTACTGACGAAGATCAATATGACAATAGTGACGTTAAACAGACCGGCACTTGTGCGATTAACCCATTTACCTTGCAGGGGCAACATTCCCTGTGGGATGTTCTTCAAGAACATTCTAATATTGCCCTAAATGAAATGTTTCTTGAGATGTTCTGGAGCGCTCCAGATAAAGGACCTCAACTACTTCTTTATAATCGCATAAGGCCATTCTCATATACAAAAGATCCAGCATCAAATAAAATTGATACCGGCATGCGTTCTATGTTTCAATATGTCCCCTCACATAAACTAGATGACGAAGCTGTTATTAATGTAAGCGCGGGCACCAATTGGCACGATAAATACAATTTTGCTGAAATTAGACCAAATACTGGAGAAGCTTCGTGGTTTAATGTTCTTACTACGCCTAAAAATCAAGTATCTCAGGGGACAGATCTTGGCTCTGATGTTTGGGATCGCGAGGGGTTTCGACCTATTATTTTCTCTATTAAACAACTGCCATACGATCAGAGCTCTACGACAGCATCTCCCGATCTTGACGCAATAAATCGATGGGTTAATTTAATTCAAGAATGGTATTTTGACTCTCATCGACTTTTAAATGGTCAAGTTATGTTGCATGGCAGTAGCGAATATATCCCGGTTGGCGATAATATTATGTTTGATGCTGGATTAATTGGCATTACTCATAATCACAATAGTGGATCTGTAAATGAAAACAAAATTTATGTATTGGCTCACGTAGAGTCTGTGCAAAATAGTTTCACTGTCAATAGTGATGGCTCGCGCTCCTTTCAAACAATCATCCAATTTGTAAGAGGGATTTTAGTTAACGAGAACAAGAGTCTAATTGGCGAAGGTACCATTGATACGTTGGCAAGTGCACTCAGCAAATCTGATTCAGCAAATCGCAATATGGTATACACAGCATCATCGATTGATCCCAACAAAGAGAGTTAATGTCCATGGGCACTTACTTTAATAATGACATCGACTATTACGTAAAGGATAGTAGCATCTATTTTGACCCTAAGGCTCTCAGTGTTGTTGAAGAGGAAGATAATCGACTTTATGTGGGCATCGTTAGAGAAGTAAGAAATGTTAAAACCACTAATGAACTGCGATACATGGTTGAAATTTTCTATAAGGCAAGTCGAATGATTATGCCTTGTCGCATGATGCGACAATTCGGCGGAGTTTATAACTATGATGACTTTGTCATGCGAGGTTATAACTATAATGACAAAGGAAATAGCCAAAACGGGGCTTCTGCTCTAGCAGGCGATGCTGTTCTTGTTGGTAAGATCTGTGGGAATGCTATTGAAGGCATTATTCTTGGATCGATAACTCATCCTGCTCGCGGATCTTTCCTTGATGCAACTAAGGGGCCTCAATATAGATCAGAATTTAATGGCATTGAAACCTCGATCAATGAAGATGGAGAGTGGACCCTGACCTTTAAGGGTCAACCTACTAATCTAGATAAGTTAAAAAATGCCCCAGATCAAGTTGTTCCTGCTCCTGAATATGACACAGACGTTGGTACGTCATACATGAAATGGGATAAAGAGGGCGGTTTCACTGTAAGCGATGAAGCCACTGATGGGGATAAGGTTCAAAAAATTCACATTGATAAGAAAAATGGGACCATTGACATCTTCTCAGGAAAGATCAACTTAAACTTTAAGAAAGATGGTCAAAAAGTTAGTCTTAAGAATAAAGACACCACTATTGAGTCAGAAGACATTGTTACCACTAAGACTAAGAAAATTAAAGATGAGGCTACTACTGAAGTTAGAGTTAAAACTCCACTATTTGTAATTGAGGGTGACAAGATCCGCTTAGGCGAAGAAGGGGCTAGTGAGTGGGTCATTATTGGCTCTACTTTCCGCAAAGAACAGAAAAAGATGGATGGAAAGTTAAAAGAAAAACTTACTACAGCTAAAATAAAACTTTCAATAGCTAAGGCCCTTTTTCAGTCAGCTGGTTCAGCAATGTCCACTCCTATTTTTGGCGCTGTTGCAGCAGGCCCAATTATCTCAAACGCGGCAACAATGCTTGGAGACGCTGGTGACGCCTTAGGAGATGCCGCGGACGCTATTGATTCTTTCGAGAACAACGCTACGGATGACTACCTATCTAAGGTAACGAAGACCAAGTAAAATTAAGTTATAATTAAGTCATGTCTGATACTCCACTTTCACAGCAAAATAGTACTGGACCAAGCACTAGTAAAGGTGAGAATGCGCTCTATGTAGGCGCAGACTATAAACCTGAACCCAGTAATTGGTTTACATCTAAGCCTTATGGCTTTAGATTCACTCCAAAAACAGGAAAAGATGCTAAGGTAATGTTCCTTCCTATTGGGCCGAGCAATTTAACCATTACTACCAATTTTGCGACAAATCTTATTCCTACTATTTATGGCACCGTAGAAGAACATTCGCCGGTGCGATACTACGATATTGTCATTGAGGGGACAACTGGAATGGCACCCAAGTTTGTGGAGCCGATTGATTCTAGTACAACCGTAAAAACTTTAGATGGCCGGACATCTTTCCCTATTCAAAGAGATCTAAGTCTTGTTGCCCAAGGCTTTTTTGCTAAAACTTTAGCAGCCGCAGATAAGATTTACAGCGACACACAGTCTTTTTTTGGTAAACCTAAAGCAAAAACAGGAATTCAGCTTGATCAGACGGGCTATGTTGCCTTCCACAATCTATATCGTTTCTTTCTAAAATACAAAAAGGATGTTTCGGGGACTGATAAGAATGGCGGCACAGTAGATTCTACTCCACGAGCAGAAGACGCCAAGCCTCCGTTGGTTTTCTTTAATCACAAAGACAATAATGAATACAGCGTCGTCATTAAGTCATTTGTTCTTCGACGAGATAAAGAAAACCCCATGATGTATTTTTATACCATTGTGTTGCGAGGTTATGACCTTAAGGGCATCGAGAACTCAAATGGTGTAACTAAAGGACAAGAAGCTGAACAACTTTTAAACTCACTTGGGCTAAATGGCGTTAAAAATTCAACTTTTCTTGGAGTTGTTAAAGAAAAGGCAGATCAAGCAAGAGGTATTTTAAATTCTATCGCAAACGGCGTTAACTCATTGGGACGATAAATGGCATCAGTAGACAACAACGCGCTTCTGGCATCATCTAATCTAACCCTATGGTTTAAGGTTTATACTGGTGATGCATTTACGCTGGCTGATATGCCGGAAATTATTCCGATGCGGTGGACATATTTTCGCGATAATTGGTTCATTCTAAGACCCAAATTACTTAATATAGCCTCAAAGACTAGAGATCCTGATTATTTTCGTTTTGCGCTAGACGATCTAACTGACTTTATTGATAAACAGCGGTTGAACAACACAGATATTAACCCTTTTGCGACTAACAGTGTTTATTTTAGATTCTATCCAGTTTTTGAAAAAATTAAGCTACAGAGCATTCCTCTTACGAATGAGGAGCAGACGCTGGTAACCAACAAAAGATCAGTACTTGAATTATATTCAAAGATAGATTTCTTGAATATTAAGAAAACTCTTCGGGAATATAGAGATATTCTAGCTGATACTACTGGACTCAGTGACCCCGATTATGACATTGTTTACAGTAGGGCGCCAATTCTGCAGCAGAGTCCGGTATCGATTACTGACTTAAATCTAATGCAAGTAGTGGAACAACAGCTGTCTACTGTAGACTTCATTCTTGCAAACTTATTTGCTGTTGACACAGCAGTCGATCCATTTGCTCTGGCTCGTCTCAATGCCAACAATCCTGACATTGACATTGGGCAGTATCAGTCAGGAAAGTTAGTTAAATTAAATTTCAAAGAAGATCTTCCCAGCTTGGCAAAACGTTACCTTGGTAACGCCGACAAGTGGATTGACATTGCTCTTGCTAACGGACTTAAGGACCCATACGTGGATGAAATTGGCATTCAACTATTTTTCTTAGTTAATGGCAGCGGCAATCAAATTAATCTAGCCCCGGTGGACACCTTTGGAAAGGATAACTTAAACAAGTTCTTTATTAACCAATTTGTGCTCATTAGCTCAGATACTAATCCTTTCCCTACACAGCGCACCATTACCGGCATTAAGCAAATTCCGCTATCCGGAGAAATTATCATCACTGTAAGTGGCGATTCTAACATGAGTTTGTACACATTAGCCGATAATGCCCGAATTAGAGTTTTTAAACCTAACACCATAAACAGCTCACAATATATTCTAATTCCTTCTGAACGACCTCTATCCAATTCTCGAGTAGATGAACTTCCTTGGTTTATGACAGGCAAAGCTGCCGACGAGAAGCACACTAAGATTGACTTAGCTGTTAGCGATGATGGAGACTTACTTAATAACTCTAATGGAGACTTAGCTTTAAGTTATGGACTTGACAACGCAGTTCAAGCGGTTATGTCCAAAATGCGCACTGAATTGGGCACCAATCGACGTCATCCAGAATTTGGGTTGCTTAATTTAAGCGGTATTCCGACCTCTCAAGGAGAGGATGCCAAGGCTGCCTTAGTAAAGAACATTAGCGAGCAAATTGCCGCTGATGGTCGCTTTGATCGAGTTCAAAGCTTGAGTGTGACAAGAAATCCAAGTATCACAGCAGTAGCTTATGACGTTACTTTGGTTGTAAAGTTGGCTGGTTCCAGCACCTTCTTGCCTATTACTTTTACAGTTAACGTCTAAAGTCTTGCCTCTACTATAGTAGAATAGAGTTGGCAGCAATTTATGTAAAAAGCTTCAATAAAACTGAGGATTAACGTGAGCATCGAAATCAAGTCCTTCAATCAGATCTTAGGTGGTATGGTTCGCAAGATCCTTGCGGAAACCCCACTTAGTGACATTAACCCCGGATC